GTTTCGAGTGAGTAAGCTGGTGTTACTGGTTTGTTAATTTCAGTAATGAAATCATCTTCGTCCTCATCTTTTGATGCGATTGGAGCTTCAGTTGCAGCTGGTTCTTCTTCAGGATTCAACCATTTAGCCAATACATCCTTAAGTTGATCATAAGAGTATTTACGATTAATACCCAAGATGTCTGGTTGTTCTTCGAGCAATTTAGTTACCAAAGCACCGTCTTCTGAGATTGGAGTGGTTTTAGGTTTAATACGAAGATTACACTTAATACCTTTCCTACCAGCAATGACGTCTTCAGTTGCTTCAATTGTGAAGTCTCTACCATCTGTGATGTCTGTAAAATCACCATAATCATCATCTGCAGCGATGCCGAGAAGTTGATCATGAGTCAATTTACCAAATTCCCACAAACGAGCGCCCAAATGCTCTTCACCACGTACGATTACAGCAGCAAAGAAACGTGATTTAGGAGAGATTTTATTTGCCAATTGCCAATCTTCCTTGTCGCCTGATTTGCGAAGTTGTTTTGCAAAGTCAGCAATCGGATCGGCTTCACTCCAGTTTGTCAATGACAAAATTGGTCCTTTAGCAAACCCATAATGGAATTGTACTTCACGGATAGGCCATGATTTGTCAAATTTGCTTGGTAGAATACGTACTTGGTACTTACCAGCTTTAGGTTTAAAGAAAATTTTGGTGTAATCAATACGCTCGCGTTGTTGACCACCTTTGTTTTGTGAAGCAGCAAGCTTCTGTTTTGCGATGTTTAAATCCATAACTTATTTATTTTAGAATTAAATATACTAACCCTTATTTAGACCGCCAAACGATCTTAAGCAATAGTCAAACTATAAGTTCCAGTTCCTCTTAAACGATATGTTGTACCAGTAACAGCAGAGGTAGGAGTAAAGGTTAAAGCAGATGAACCAGGTTGTACTACAACCGAAGCAACATATGAGGATGATACAAAACCCATTGATGCAGACACAACCCATGTTCCTAAAGCATTAGTAGGGGCACCAGCATATGAACCAGTTGCATTTGGAATAGTTTCCAAAGTAAAATATGATGAATCGCCTGGATTAGTAAATGTAAATGTCTTTAACCCAGATAGATTCTCACCAATAGATCCAGTACCATAAAGTTGTGTTGCAGTATATGTTGCCATTATTTATTAAGATCTATGATTTTATAAATAGCAGTGTCTAAACGGCGCAATTCAGGACCGTTGTTAAGCAATATACAATTTTTATAATCAGACCAATTAATAATAAACCTAGTATCTAACATACCATTGTTTAATTCTCTAATCAATGCATTGAGAGCATTAATTGTATATAATGTATTTGATTCCTTCTTGCGGTGAAGTAATATTGTATTAGGTAGAGGAGCATCAGCCGTATTACCCATATCAATGTTGTATGTACATATTAATTCTTTGCTTTGAGGTGATTCAAGAATGAATATTTTATTATACAATATTGTATATCGGCGATTGATATCGGCAAGAACCGTATCTAATTCGTCTGGGGTAGTAAATGTACAGAATAGCTTGTTCAAATCGAAAAATATATTGTCTGTCATAAATATTTATATTTTAGTTAAACCGTGATATGATGTTCCTTGTTTGATACTTACCGGATATTGTAATAATTTTACTAATTCGGGTAATATATTTCCGTCTTCTTCAGCATAATCAAACAGAAATGCATCGTAGGTATATAATACTATTTTGGTTTTTTTGTCTTTTAAATAGTTTAATGCTAGTTCTAATAATTCAACATTAGTTGATGTTTCTTTACTTTGAACTATATAATTGAATAGTTTTTGTGGTGTTATTTTATCAAGTTGGTCACGTATAAATATTTTATTTTCAGTTTTAACATGTCCACTATGTTGGTACGTGTCCCACATATCATCAATATACATGGCTACTTCTTTAAAGAATGGTTTGTTCTGATATTCAGACCAAACACCACCATATAATTGTTTAAAGGTTAATTCCTTGGCTTCTTGTTGTGATACACCTAATAATTCACCTAACAATTCATATGTGTTGCGATCTTTAGGAAATTCAAACCCAATCATCTCACCGATTAGACGTGGATGGTAACCCTGAAAATCGATTTCAATGAATGTGTTGTTTTCGGGTTTGTAGCAATTGCGTTCACCATCGTCTTTATTTAGCGCTGCAAAGTTGATGCTATTATATGTGTTAGATGGGCGCGAAGTGGTATTATATAAATTATATTGAGAATATATTCTGCTCTTAGATAAATTAAATTCGGGATATTGTAATTTACCTTTATAGTAGTTTATAAAGCAGTTTTTATCTAATTTAATGCCATTTTTTTCAATTTGATAGAACACCTCTGTTGTTCTAAAGTTTTGAAATTGGAATTGTGTGTTAGTTAATGTGTATTTTTTAATAGTGGGTAACGATACATTAAATATTGTTTCACATTCTTCGTAATGTTTACTGATTGGGATTAGACAGTTTACATTAGATAAATTAGTATGATTAGTATAATAATAGCTAGTGCAGTTATTATTTAATTCTGTTAAATTAATAGGTTCGATAAAACTAATATCGAACAACTTATCAGATAATGAATATACCCAATGTAATGCTTCTTTCTTATCAAGTAAGAATAATTTATTTGTGTTGATGTTTAACCAATCAATTACCTCAGTTTGATTTAAACTAAATGATTCGTTGTGATCTAAACACAACATATAACCTTTCTTCCCATCAAGTGGTCTAATATAGATTAGACTTAATGATGTGAGTGATGGATGGTAGTTATTGTTTTTAGGAATAAAACTAACAAAACAATCATCAAACGGTTTTAGTTGTTGTAGTTGATCGGATCTTTCTATAATGTAAAACATATTTCATAACCTTTGAATTGAATATAAGATAAAAATTTAGCCTAATAAAAAGGATTTTAATCCAGGCATTTGTTTATCTGCTTGATCTAAAATAGCAGGATCATAATCACTTGCTGGTAGAGTTAGAGTGAGGGTTTGGTATGTTGGGTCAATTTGTAGTTTATTGAAGGTATCTTCATTTATTTCTTTAATTAGAATAGGACTATAATTTAATTTTTTAGCAAAATATCGTGTTGAATTTCTTCCATCTGGTTGGATAGAAGATATTTTAATACTGTTAGGTAATTTTGTTTTTAATAAGCTAATAAAAGTAGATAATTTGGAGTTTAATCTTAATTTGTCTACTTTATCAGATTGAAGTTTTAATATTTCACGAGCATTAGGATCAAATGTCCTACCAATAAAATATCTACTATTCATTTCATAATAATATCCTTGATACATCTCATAAGTGTCAGAATATATAAATTCTTTTCCTTGAGTGTATTGGCTCTTTACTATTATATTTGATGGTACTTTCATTTTATTTATTTGTTCCCCATAATGCTAAAGCAGTTATTGATCCATTGATTTGTGGAAAATATTTTCCAAACATCAATGATGTAGTTGAACTATCAAATCCAAAAGCACTTTCTCTTATTTGAAGATGTAAATGTGGTCCTGTACTTCCTCCGCCTTGTGATCCCATATCTGCTATTTTTTGACCTGTAGATACTTTATCTCCTACTTTTACATAATGTGCTTGATTATGACCATAAACAACATAATAATCTTTATTTTGATTATGATATTTTCTGTCCATTTTTATATAAATAGCATGATCCCCATATCCAGGAACCGAGCCGGCTCTTACAACTTCACCATCACATATGCTATAGATAGGAGTATTTAATACATTTGCTATATCTAAAGCTCTATGAAATTCACTTCCTCTAACTCCTCCCGGTATAGGAGGTCTTACAGCAAAGGCACTTGTTATTTTTCCTGTAGTGGGGTAAACAAATGAAGTAAAATTAATTCCTGAATTATCTGAATCTTCTATATTTGTTAGATCAAAAGGAATAGAATTATTTCCTTGTCTATTGTAGAAGGGAGTTTCTGCTGATGCTAGTCTATTATTAACTTTAACTATTTCTAAATTAGTTTTATAGTCTAATCCTTTAGGTTCATCTAGAATAATAAATTGAGCGTCTACTTTAGTAACCCAATCATTATTTTGAATTGAGTGACCTAAACCGGTAACTAAATAAGCTATTTGTTTAGGACCAGCACCACCACCTTTATATCCTCTAGGTAATAAATCATCAGGAATTTTAAATAGATTTCCTATTATTATTCCTCCAATACCATCCATTTCAAGAGATAATTTAGTGGGAATGATAGCTCTATTTTTTGCTTCTGTTTTAAAAATACTAATATAATAATTAATAATATCTTTTAATGAATTAGCATATTTAGATGATTGTTCTATATCATAATCTCCTTTACTAAACCATGAAGGTGATAATTCAACAAAATATTTAGTAAGATTAGCAAAATTATCCTGAAGTAGTTTTGCTCTTTCTTCTGCTTCAGCTACAAGGTCTGTAGGTTTATTTTGAAATGATAAAGGGGAATCTTTTTTAGGAACTATTCTATCTTCTAAATTCTGATTAAAGTCAATTAAGGTATTGGTGTTAGATCCTAAAACACCTCCTTTGGCTTGGGCTCCTATAGCAATAGTAGTAACTTGATCTGGGAATATTTGGGATTCTAGGTTATAGTTTCTAACTGTGGATTTTAAGTTATGTACTTCTATTGTAAATGCATTTTTATAAGCCTCATTTTTATTAGTTGTATCTACATAATTTACATCTATAATTCTAGCTATAGAATCTACAGGATCAACAAATATATCAAAGTTAGCTACATTACCTATAGCAGTATTAGCTCCAGACATCATACTTTTAATAAAATCAAATAATACGATATCGTTTTTTTCTTTTTTATCTTGTGAAGCTAAGGTATCATTAGTTGCCAATTTAGATAAATAATCTAAATTCATGTATATGTTTCCTATAACACCAAATCCGGTAGCATCATCGTAATAAGTACCCCCCATTTGATCCATATACCTTCTAATACCCTCAGTATTTAAATTATCAATTCCTAAACTCTTTAAAGGATCATAATAATTTCTATTTCTAATTAAACATACAGTTGGATTGGTTGATATTTGATGAATATCAGCTAAACACAATAATCGATTTTTCTTACCATATACCTCTGATTCATATATTGATAATCCAGCTATTGGATTTTTTCCATCATTTAATAAAACTTTTTTATTGAGTAGTTCAATAAAGGATTCTAATAGAATATATACTTGAGTAATACCGTTATTTGTTATTGATGATTGTTGATTTCCACTAACTGCTATATCGTTTCTTAATAATTCATATGTATACTTTGTTTCTTTATCAACAAGTCTATATCTTTCAGAAGCAGCTTTAGTATTATCAACTACTATCTGATATAATTCAGCACATATACCTGCAATTATGTTTTGTGAATATGCCGAAGAAACACTATCTACAACAGCATCTGGCATAACAGGGACGGGAATAATTCCTCCAGGAGCTGTAATATATGTTGCCTGGAAACTGGAGGGAAGTGAACTTTGTTGTTTAACACCACCAAATAATCCTTTTTCGGTTAAGTTTTTAGAGTCAAAAGCACCATAGTTAACTTTAAGGGATTCAATTATTTCCCCCATTGTTATTATATTAGTAGTACAGTCATATCCACCATCAGGTCTAGCTTTCCAACTATAATTTTTTATAAAACCATATATAGCTTCATAATTACCATCAGTTGATGCTTTAGTAAATATAGTTTTCCAAATTTCTTCTTTAGATTTACCTCCATTTAAAACATCATCTACAAATTGTATATTAGTTCCTAATGTTTTATCATTGTTTAAATATGGAGCCCAACCCCATTCTATTAGTACTGAGTAGCCTGGGCGCATATATAGAAGTTCTAGTTCTTCTAATTGTCTAATATCCCAGCATTGAAAATTTACTGTTACTTCTCTTAATGAACCATATGCTGCTTTGGATTTAACATCAATTGACACTATACCAGGCATAGGACGTATACCTAATCTGTTTGTTGTTCCCCCTGGTGTTACTGTACTATAGGCTTGGCTTTGGGTTTTACCTATTCCTGATTTTAAAGTATAGCCAAATTTGCCTAGATTAGTTAATGTACCTCCTAATAGAGTGTATTCTTTAGCTAATTTACCCTTATCACCCCCAACATCTACAGCTGATGTCATTCTAATCCAAGCGTTTCTTGAATTAAAATATTGAATTGAAGAAGGAGTACGATTTAGTATTGCTTCTTGCCTAGCTGTTATTTGATTTTTAACTCCGTCTTTAAACGTTTCTTTAAATATTGACATAACATTTATCTTGCTTTATTAAATTGATCAAATTGTTGTAAAACGCTATTTACATCTGTTGGTATTCTTAATTGGGTACCAGGGATAGGAAATAAAGCACCTTTAGTAGCGTTGTTGTTTGCTGCTGCTATTATCCACCATAAGGTGGCATCATTATAATAAGAATAAGCTAGGGAATCAAGTCTATCTCCAACAGTTGTAATAACATACACATCATTTTCTGATAGTGGTATATTTGGATAGGACTTACTTTTGTAGTATGGTCTATCTGTAAATTCTGTTTTTAATATAGTTGCGTTATCGTAGCGATTCATATTATGTTCCTTGTAATATACTTCCTGTTATATATTGGTTTGTTGAGGCTTCATTTACATTTTGAGCAATGTGAGAAGTAGTGTATGATTTTTCAGATATTAGATTTTTACCTTTAGTTTGAGAACCAATAGGTGTAAAGGTTAATGATACTTCTACAATGTGAGGTAATATTAATATTTTTTCCCCGGTTGCAGGCTCATTTATTGCTATTTCCCAAGGTGAATCATTAGGTACTGTATAAGATACATTATTTAAAATACCATCTTGTCCATCTAACCAGTTACCTACAGTCATTTTTACTAATGGGCCTCTCATTAATACACCTTTATAATCAGGCATTAAGTTACCCATTAGATAATTTAATTTTTGATACATTGGTTGCATTTCTTGAGATGATAATGCTGCTACTTTAAACCCGATTTGAATTTTACGAGAGAATCCATTATATATATAAAAATCTTCACCCCTACCTGCGTATTTTACTGAATTCCAAGTTGCATCCGTATTGTCTGAGAATTGGGTAAGATATGCTCTGAATATCATCCAATCTGCTTGAGTTGGATTATCTCCATTTAATGCTTGAATTCTAAATTTAACTAGATCGTTTATGTTTTTTTCTCCAATCCCGGGAATATTTATTTTATCTCCTATTGTTCCTGCTGTGGATGAAAATATTGGGGTTAAATTAATTTGGTCTTGTCTGCCACTACCAACTCTAACTTCACGGTTAGCATTTTTAAAGGTACCTACTGTAGTTTTATTTAGTTTAATAGTAATGGGTTTATCTATACCATTATTATATTTTATAGGAGTATTAGTATAGTTATTAATTACTCCATTATACACATCACCTCCAAAAAAACTAGTAGACCCTAAAGTTGTATTTTTGAATGGATTATAATTAAAAACGGAACCAGATGCTTGTTGGTCGATTTGTTTCTTTAATGCAGAATATGTTTTTAAAGATGGACTAGAATATTTTATAGCATTTAAATCTATTCCTTTTTTTATATCATTTTCATTAGTAGGAATCCCACCATAACTTGATATTGCTTTTCCTCCTACACCTAAATCATTAGTATTGTTAAAATCAACTTTTACTTGATTTGGATTAGATTTATCTTGTTTTGCTTGTGTTATAGTACGAGTATAATCGTATCTTTTAATTAATGTTCTACCTATGCCATATACAGAATCAGGTCCACCAATATAATCGTCTATTTTGCTTGATCTTTCTGGCAGAATATTGTTGCTAAGGACAAAACCAGCTGCTGCTTCTCCTAGACTTAATAATGTAGAGAGAAAAGCTCCTGATTCTCTTCTATTTAATACTGTTTTAGTATTAGTAGTTCCTAAACCAAATTTATTAGTTAATCCTACTAATCTATTATTAGCACCACTTCCTTTATTATTACTTTGAGCTACTGCTAGGTATTTGGTATTATCATCTTGTACAGGTACTAAACCATGTCTATTAAAGTGAATACCAAACGCATTAACGGGTACTTGCGCTAAGGTGTTGATGCCTAAATTATAGAGGCGAGTAGGACCAATACCTAATTTATCTTGAATTGTGTTAGCTAAACCTCCTAGGAATCCTAAAACACCAGGTCCAGAAGGTAATTTTTTAGTTTCTAATTTTGGATTAGATAACTGTAAACCGACTTGTTTTACTATGAATAGAGGTCCTTTAGGAAAATCAGTAAGGAATTTTCCTATACGGAGTGTATCGACAATTGAAGCATTAGCAGCGCCTACAACTCCACCTCTAACTAAACCATCGTCGAAATTAGTCATTCGAAAACGGTTAAAGCCACTATCAACAGTGTTGATATCGACTTTTTGGTATGGTTGACCGCTGTCACCTCCTCCTGGTCGATCATTTCCGTACTTAAGTGATTTTAAGTCGGTTTTTAGATCAAGTAGTGGCATATTAGTAACGTCCTTCTGTTGGTCCTAGGTCTTTGTATCTGCGGCCTTGTTTGGATTTGTACACTTGTGATACTACTCCAACAGGGTTTAGGTTAGGGGCTTGTTTATCCAATTCATCTATTGTAGATGGTTGTGGTTTAAATCCGAGGCCATTGCTTGGTCTCCAGGTTACATTTGGTTTACCATCAACCGAATATAAATCATGTAATGAATTTGGTGGTACAGGGTTAACTCCAAAATTTTGTGGTTTATTCCCACCCAATCCTAAGATACTGTCTTTTAATTTGTCTAATAATCCCATGGTCTTATCGTTTAATATAAATATTTAAAAATTATGCTGATTTGGGGGAAGCTTGCACTAATGATGAACCTACCTGTTTACTATCCATATTAATAATAACAGGGCGATTCATTAATTGGTTAACAGCTATTTTAACTTCATTGATTGCTGCTATCATTGGTGTAAGATCAATTGATCCTCCAGACATTCCACCACCACCTAAATTGGTACCTGCTATTACAGTATCATTATCATTTAATCTGATTGCGCCTTCAGGAGCTAATAAAGTGCGTTTACCATAACCCCCTTCAGACATTAAGTCATCAGCTTTATAAGAAGCTAATAATGTACCCACAGTAGCAACAGCTCCTAATACAACAGGCAATATAGCACCAAAAGTAGCAGCAGCACTTCCTGCAACTTTAGCAGCAGCGGATGCTGTATCTAACCCTAATTGAGTTCTACTTTGAAATAAAAGAGCATCACCAAATCCTTTTTGTCTTTGTTTTTGTAATGATATTATACCATTATAGAAAGCAATAGCTTTACTTGTTATCTGCCATGTTAATAAACCAGCACCTATAGCGGTAATATAATCTAAAGATTTAGTTAAATATTCTAAAAACTGCCCTAAAGGACCTGCTAATAAATTACCAAAGAAATCTTGCAATTTAAGAATAGATTGGTTAAATTTATCTTGAACATTTTGTCTTTCCTGAGCCTTAGTTAGTTCATCTGCTGTTACTTCGGCTAGTGATTTCCCATTTTCAATAGCTATTTTTTGATTTTGTAGTTGTTTAGCTAATTCATCTGCAGTTAATCCAACAGATTCAGCAATAGCTTTCTTTTGAAGAACATTCATTCTATCAAATTCTTCTATTGTACCTACATTTTTAGCTAATTCTTCAGTTAAAGTAACTTGATCTCCTATTAAAGCAGCAGCTCTAGCTCTTTCTAGATTAAGTTGTTTACCTGTTAATAATTCAGCTTTTAATTCATTTTCAAGTGAAGATTCAAAGTTTAAAAGTGCTTCACCTTGTCTTGCAGCTTGTTCTAAAGAAGTACCTAATGCTTTAGCTTGTGTTACTGCTTCAACAATTCGTTTGGGATTGTTTTGCAAATTAGAAGCTAAAATTCCTGATACTTTAGCAGCTTCAGCCATTGTGGCTTTAAAAGGAACACCTGCTCTTAAATTATTTCTAGTTGCTGCAAAAGCACCAACCATCTCTTGATTGACTGTTTTTGAAGCTTTTCCTGTTAATACAGATAATTTATAAATACCTGCTGCTTCCTCTGCTTGTAAACCAAATTGTTTGGTTAACATTACTTGAGTTTCTAGAGCATCTGCTGAGTACTCTGCTACATATCCAGTAGCTGTACTTAGTTCATTAGCAGCATCTGCTAAATTTTGAAAGGTAACATTAACATTATTGGCAGATTGAGCAACATCAATCATATTAGATGCTACTCTATTAGCATTATCTGCTCCATAACCTAAATTTTTACCTATTTCAGTTGATATTTTACTAAAACGTAAAGCACCATCTAAAATTATTTTAAAAATACTACCTAAACTAAAGAACGTTTCAAGTTGTCCTTTAATTTCTTTATATTTAGCAGCAGCAAAATTAAATAAATTATTTTGTTTTTTCTTTTCTTCTGTTATTTTTGTTTCTTCTTCTGCTATACTTTCTAAATTTCTTAACTGATCTTCAAGCATTTGATTTACTTGAAGTTCAGCTGATGCTTTTTTAAGGGTATTTAGGGCAGCCGCTTCTGTAGCTTTACCTATAGATTTGGCATAACTTTCTTCTGCAACTTTTCTTCGTATAATACGAGCTTCGTTCTCTTGTTGTAATTTATTTAATTTTTTTGTTATATCAGAAGCCTTTGATAAGGGATCAGAGAGATTTCTAGCGGCTACAATAGCATTAGATAAATTTGTTACTATAGAACTACCTGGGCCTCCTAATTCATTAGCAAGATCAGCCATTCTTTGTTCGGCTTTTTTAAGGCCGTCATTGAATGCATCTATTTTATCCTGTAGAGGATCAAATAATAGGCGAGGTGTAAAGTCAAGTTTCATACATATAAATATTGAAGGCGCCTATTTTCTAGGCGCCTTGGTTGTATATGTGGGTTGTTTTGGAGCTACATTCGGTCGTGATATTTCACCCTTATTATTGTTTTTAAGCATATTTTGTTGTTTTTCAGCAGCTTCACGTTGTTTATCATAATGTTCTTTTAAAGTTTCAAATGTAAAGCGACGCAACCAAATAGGCATGTTATAAACGGTTTCCCAATCATACCCTCCTTGACCGTTAAATACGATCTCGTGTATTTGTTTAAATAGATAGAGTCTATACTCCGGCGTCAGGCCAAAAAAAGTTAAGAGAAATAGGAATATTTATACCCTCCCCTGTATAGTTTTCATCCTCTGGCTTGAATATCATGTTAATATCTGGAGATACTTTATTATAGTGGTCTCTTAATGCTTTAGCATCTTTAGCTAATAGATATGTATCAACAAATTCACGAATATCTTTTTGATCACGTTTACCTTCAACTGAGGTTATCATGTGTTTTAAACGCGTAGTAATATCTGTTGTGGTGTTAGGATTAATCTTTTTTAATCCTTTAATTTCAGCTTCAATTTTTTGCTCATCTCCATGTGTAAGTAGTTTAAATGTAATTAAATTACCGGAATGGGGGAGAGTAAATTGAAATTCATTTGATCCTCTTTTAAATAATGATTCATCTACTACTTTATCTTCTAATTTAGATAAATCAACTGTTGTTTCTGCTTCTTGTCCATTAGGATTAGTATATTTAAATGAATAGTCTTTACCATAACCCAATACACGAGCAGCAATTAGTACTGCATTCTTATCTCCAATCAATAATTCATTATAGTCAATTGGGGTAACAATTAATGCCTGGAGTAATTTATCAATTACAGTTCCGTTTTTGAGATAATTGCTATTGGTAAGAATATCTTCTTCCTTAGCTGTCATATACTTCATTTCAAGTTCTCCTTTAGCGAGTGGAGATGTCTCAGGATACAGTAAGCCTTTTGAAGGTAATGTAACTGTTTCTGTTGGGATTTTTAATTCTGCCATAAACTATTTTATTATTGTATATATAAATATACGCAAAAAAAAAGTGTCTGCAAAAGCAGACACCTAGTTTTATAAAGATAAATGATTTTTCTCTCATCGTTTGCAATAAATATTACAAACAAAAAAAGACGCTTGCCAAATTATCTCAAATACATACGTTTTAATATGATTCTTTTAATTTGTTCTTTAATCATATAGTGACGTGATATACCTTTAACATCACGTTTAGTAGGAAATAATTCTTTTCTATATGCTTCTGAATTGGATTTTTCATATATTTCAGCTATTCTTGATATTTTATTTTCATCTATTGTTATTATTTTGTTTATGATCCATAATTTATCATTATGGTATTTTACTTTATATCGTTCTCCAAATAATATTCTCCATCTTTCTATAAAACGTTCATCTGAATAGATTCTATCGTGGGTTTCTGTTAATCCTCCAAACCCCAATAGTAAAGGAAAATTATTAGATATAATAAAATCATCAACTATTTTAAAAGCAGTAGATGTAACTTTAATAAAATTTTGAGCGTTTTTTTGTTCTTTAGGCAATCTATCGATCCAATACCAATCAATATTCCAATATCTGTCTAGTTTATATTTTTTATAATCAACGGGTGATTGATTAATATTATACATAAATTTAAAAAGAAAATATGCTAATTCATTTCCATCTTTATCGTATACAATATATTTTGTATTAGAATCTTTTTTAAATTCTAGTGGTGTATCATATATTTCATTTAAGTATTGTTCTTTATATTCATTATAAAGACGTTTTATTGTTTCTTTATTTGATGGTTGTTTCATTTAGTAATGTTTGCTTAATTAAATGTAAGAAAGCGTTTATCCTTAGACAAACGCTTTTACTTATTTTCTTAATTAAGGATCAGAAATTCAATACACAATAATCCATAGCGATTGTTACTGATAAGTTAATTGCTGCGTCGTTAGCCCAATCGTATTCACCGAAAGTGGCTGTTTTGCAATAGGCACCTTTAATAATCCACTCACCTACTACATCTCCTACTGGTCCTAAAATATCTAATGTTAAATCTTTCTTGTAAAAATCGGAATATCCGTCACGACCGGTTACGGATTCGTGTGCTAAACGAGCCCACTCCATTACTGCTTGTGCGCCAGATGGGGTTACGGGATCGTATAAACTTAAAGTCATATCATTCCATCTAACTTTACCTTTAACTTTACGGTAAACGTTGATGTGATCTAAAATAATCTCACCAGCTTCAAATCCAGGAGCAGAAGCTGCTTTAATTAAATATGATGGGATACCATCAAGGTACATGATAAAGCGATTCTGAACTTTGGGTTCAAAAGCAGTAAACATAATTTCGTTGCTATCTAGAACAGGCATATCGTTTAAATTTTAATTTTATTATTAAATTATTCTGGGTATAAATATGTGGAGTGTTAGAAAGCTACAATACTTTAAATATATTTCCATTGAAATCCATAAGCTGTTTTAGATATACCAATTAGACAACAACTTATATTAGAGCGTTTTTTACCAATATAGTTTGCGGCTTCTTCAATACTATTGTGTTCCTGTATTACATTACCTTCTTTATCTAATTGTAATATACGTTTACCACTTTTAGGATGAGGTTTGCCTACTTTACTATTACTAATTTTTTTCTTATGTTCGTCGGTACATATACGACCTATTGCTTTTTGGCGTATAATTTCACCAAATCCTTCTGGTTTTGGTTTGCCTGTATTGGCTTGTCTTAATTTTTCTGAGCGTTCTTGATTGTTGTGAAGTGATGGTTTAAGAATACCTTTTGTGTTGTTTCTTATCTTATTAACAACATATTCATATTTTTCTAAGTTTAAATCTTTATTATACCAACCAGATGTTTGACTTCGTATGTTATAGAAATTTTTTGATTTAACAGCATCAAAGTAGTCTATCCAATATTCTTCACGTTCGCCTAAATTTTCTTTAGTACAATGTTCTAATATTTCTTTTTTAAAGTTTTCTTTACCGTATGTTTTAATATCTTCTAAAAGTAAAGCACCACTACCTAAATAATTAGGATCATTATGTGAATCTTTTCCTATGTACTTTTTGCCGTTTACTAAATTTTTTGTTACATATACTATCATAAAAATATCCTCCTACGATAATAAATATTGCAGGAGGATAAATTTTAATATTCTACTTAAGAGAGCTTAAACTATTTAAGCAGGAAATGTGGCTCCAGTGGGGAGGACATTAAAGTTTAATATGATAAATTCAGCTGTTTTGGTTGGTTGGATATAAATCTGACCTACTAACTGATTTCTATCTATTACATCAGGTGTATTGTTTGTGTCATCCATTACAACTTTATAAGCATATAAGCCTTGACGTTGTACTACTGATTCAAGATATGGGTTAACTTGAGCCAAGAAACGATTGCGTGTTACATTGGTATTTTGTTCAAATACTAAATTATTAGCAACTTGACCAATAAATCCTTTAAGAGCAATTAACAAACGACGAACGTTTACGCGGTCGAGAGCGGTTGCTCTACGCTGCAATGTTTTCTGTCCAAATACTACAACACCTTCACCAGGGAATGTAGCTAATGGGTTAACATTTGCTTGATATAATACATCACGATCGTTTTGAGTTAATTTGCGCTCAGCACGTAATACTGAAGGTACACCACCACGATTTAGACCGGCAGGAGCAAACCATTCAGCACCAACTTGGTCGTTGAATGCGAATACACCACCCATTACTGTAGAGGCAGGAGCCCATACGGCTTTACCTAATGCGGTTGAGAATAATTGAACCCAAGGCCAGTATGTAGCTGCGTAGTTACTTGATTGACCAGCAGCGGCATTTGCAGCAGCTGTTACTACATTACCATATAATTTACAGTCTACAACTGCAATGGCATCACCTCTATTTTCGCAAGTAGAAATCATAGTTGCAGAAGCAGCATTATCTAAAGTAACACCAGGTGCTAACAATACGTTGAATTGATATTCATCGCTATTTGATAATAAATTAAATGCAGCTTGGTAATCAGCAACACCAAATCCTTGAACGTTTGTTGCTGTAATACTTTCATTCATCAATTGAGCTAAATTCGTTGCAGCAACACCACCACTAAATGAACCACCATAAGATCCACTTCCTACAAGTGGTAAAGTAGAGGCATAAGATCCTGTTTTAAAATTACCGTTGTTGTCAATAGAATCTACATTTGGAGTAACTATTGATTTAACACGAATATATTGTGAAGCATTAGCATAAGATCCAGTATAGTCAATATATGGAGCACCGTCAGTATCTACTCTATAAACGGGTTTATTATCACCAATTACACGAGAAATAAAGTTAGGTAATGCTGGGTCTAATGATAAGTTAGGCCAGGTTTCAAGATAATTAGGTTGAGCATTATTATCGTTACCAGCACGAACTGCTAAATTAAATACACCACTTCCTGTGTTTACATTTGTAATTTCCCAACGAACATTAAGTGCACTACCACTTGCTAAAGCACCAGCAGATATACTACCTGAGTTATTCATTTGATTACCCCAGGCTATAGTTTCAAGAGTAAAAGAATTTACATCAGCACCACCAGTAAATAATACTGTTGTACTACCAGAAACATAATAATAATTATTACCTACTGTTCCTTTAGGAATAGCAGTAAATATTACGTTTGGAGTTGAAAATGAAGCACTAATAACACTGCTAGAAATAGCACTATAAGCAACAGAACCAGTAAGACGATTATAAACATCCTGTACAGAAGATCCAGATAAGCTTAATGTATATGCCCCATTAATGGAAGCAGAATATTGAGCAGTAACAGCATTAGTCAAATTTAAGCTAGCTGTAGCTGCAGTACCACTAGTTAAAGTAGCAATAGAAGCTACATCAGCATTAGCGTAAGTAGATACATTACCACTACCACTAATTACTTTAGTAACCAATAATGTTTGACCACCATTGTTAAAATAATCTTTAGCTGCTAATGAGGTAAGATATTCGTAGTAGTAACTACCACTTTTGAAAGTTTCACCAAACTTAGATACGAACTCGCTATATGAGGTAACATAAGTTGGAACTAATGGTTGGCCTAATACTGTAGGACCAACGATTGCGGTTGACGTCCCTTGAATACCCCTTTGAACTAACGATTGGTCAGATTCATTTTGGAATACGCCAGGACTTAAAATTTTTTCTGCCATTTTGTATAATTGTTTTTAAAAAATTTAATAGGATTGACCTATCGATAAATATCTAAAAATAATTATAAACCGCAGTGTTACTGGCCAGGTGTTATCTCTCCAGTTTCTGCGTTAATAGCACCAGTTCCATATTTAGTTTGAAGCGATGTTATTAAGTCTGATTCTTGCTTTTCAATTGTAGCAAGATCATTCACTAATGCTACTTTATTACTTTGAAGTTTTTCGATTTGCTCATTCAAAGCAATACGTTGTGCTTCAGCTACACCAATTTCAAATATAGTTTGGTTGTACTTTGATTGAAGATCTTTAATTGATTGTAATTCTTCTGTTGTTAATTTTGCCATAACATTAATTTATTTTTCCCATTTAGCTAATGGGCAAGCTTCTTTACCTGGTTTAGGACTAAATACTTTTTTGTTTAGTGGACATCCACAATCACTACAAATGAATGTATTGATTGCTTTAACATATTCTTTTTTAAAACATGAATCACAAACGTTAGCCCTGTATTGGGCTATCGTTTGTTCTTCAGAGGTTGGATTAGCCGCAGTTACCCACGACTTGAATATTTCGGATATTTTATTCACCTACTTGAACTAATTTGAAGAATGTAACATAGACACCGTCAGTTTCTACATTTTCAAATTCTTCTAATTTGAATGGATGATATTCCAATTCGCGTTCTTCTTGAAGTAATGAATTAAAATCATTTTGGAATGAAACGAAATTAGGGTTTACTTCACGAGAAACTACTTCCTTGGTTTCATCATCAACTACTTCATTGATGTAGATAGGAATACTAATGTTGCCGTTTTCTTCTACACCGTATTTTTTAACGAGTTCTTCTCTAAGTTTATCGATTGATTCTTTTTCAGCTGCTATTTTTTTAACTAAATCAGTTAACCAATATTTTGTAGTCAATTTGATTTTTTCGCTCAATAAACCTTTAGCTAATACTTCACCTGTTTGTTGGTTAGTAACGCCGTTTAATTCGGCTTCAAGCTGATAGAATTCTTGTAACTTTAATGTAATGTTTCCCATATTATTATTTACCTTTTTTTGCTGGTTTTTTAGTTGGAGATTTTTCAATTACGATAGGCTTTTTTTCGACTGGTTTAGCAGACATTTTCTTTTTTGGCTCTGGTTTCTTAGCTTCTTTAACTTTAGCTACTACTTCTTTCACCTCAGCCTTAATTTCAGCAACTTTTTCTTTAACTACTTCGATTGGTTTTTCGATAGCATCAGGAATGTTGTTGTTGTTAGCATCAGCAATTTTACCTTTTTTAATAAGAACAAATGTAATGGCAGCTGAAGCTACTAATAATGCAATAATCAATGTTAACATAATTTATTTTATTTGTTTGATATAAATATATACAAGAGACAGAAAATAACCAAATTTATTTTTTATCTTGTAAACCAAATCTAATCCATCTATACCACACACGTTCATGAATATAATATTGAATTGGTTTATATAGTAGTTCAGCAACGCCAAAAGCGGTACTTATTTTAACAGACCCCGATATAATCCATATAGTAATAAAGCCAATAAGACTACTAACAACGCGATAACTAATAGTTTTAGCTATATGTCGTTTTTTACTTACATGCATAATCCTTCATTTCTATTTAAATTGATACCAACTGCTCTATCAACTTCAGGTGCTTCTGGATCTTTATCATTAATGATATATCTTGTACCTCGCCCGATTCCCATTACTAGTTGATGATATTTAATTCCAATTTTTTCTAGTTCTTGTTTTGTAAATAATTCAAGTTCTGTGGGTCGAGCAGTTGTAATAACAACATGAGCCCCATTATTATATTCGTCATTTACTTTATCAATAACGCTTTGTATGGGTGTAGGTGGTACTTCATTTATTTCAGTAAATTTTCTATACTTAATTAGTGTACCATCAATATCTACAAAGTAGGTGGGGTGTTTTATCATAATTTACCCTCTGCTTTCATTTGTTCACGAATTTTAGTTGCTGATATTTCAGCTACTTCTGTTGGTGGTATGTGTTCTATAATATCATACCCAACGCCACGTCCAAATTCAACACTGCATATGTCTGGGATAATGATTGCTTTTAATGTACCTGCTTCTATTTCAGCTTGCATTTCATTAAAGATATTATCCATTACTTGAAGAGGACTAAATGGATTCTTTTCATTAGTTTCTCCATCTCTAATAGCTACACAAACTTTACCACCTTCATTGATTACTTGTCTAAATAATTCTTTATGACCGGTGTGAAGCGGTTGCCAACGTCCAATGAATAATGACCACTGACTGTCTTTACGCTCCATTGAGCTTTTAACGTGTAATTTTTTCTCCCACATATTCTTCTATTTTAATTATACAATCTTCTAATGATAATTTAGAAGTATCTAAATGTAATATATTTTCTTCATTTGGCTCTTCAAAATCTTTTGCGTGAAAATTTTCTCTTCCCCTTTCTCCTTCATAGGTTAAATAAACCCATTTAACATTTTCTGTTAAACTGTTTAAATAATCTCTTGCTTCTTTATAAGGATAAACTAAAGATAAAGTCAATTTTATATTTTCTATACTATTGTCTAAATAATGTGCTATATCACTAGCTCTATTTAGATTTTTTATTCTACCTTCTCGACTATAATCCTTATTTGCGAATAGTTCTCTAAGCTTATCTCCGTCGATATTGTGAGTTGCTAATTGTTTCGCTATTGTAGATTTTCCACTACAAGGCTGTCCAAATAATACTACTATCATTGTTTATCTATTGATTTAAAAATATCATTAATGTCAAACATTTCATTAGCATCCATATAAGGACATTCATGAGCAACACCGTCAAAGGAATAATCAAATAAATATGAATCAATCATTTTAACATTGCCTTTTGGTGGTTTTGCTACTACATTTGAATGTAAATCGTATCCAAAATTCTTAGGTGTTGTACCAATCCACAATACAGTTGATTTTAGATTCATTGCTGCGGCAGCATGTTGTAAACTTGAATCAATCAATACACGTTTATCTGACAGTACTAATGTACTAAATAATTCATGATTAGTCATTGGTGCATTTACAAATTCAGTACCTGGGATAGCATGACCTGGGTCTCTACCTATTTGGATAATGTGGTATTTGTTAGAATATTTTTCAACAATTGCTTGAGCAATACCATAAGGCATATCTCGCGTCCAGGAATATAGTGTGTTTTGTTGTAGTGGTCCTCCATTAGTATGAAGAATCATAGTTGGCCTATCACGTTTCCAATTAAATATGATATCTTTTTGTATCATATTTGGATACAAAATAGGTTGTTGTTTTTCATATTTAACATCTAACAAATCACACCAGTTTTCAATTAAATGTTTTTTCTTTGTAATATGAGCTGATTGGAAATAGGGTTCGTGTTTGAATATGATAGTATCTTTATCCTTAATATAATCATCATAGAAGTAAGATACCATTCCTACTCTATATACTCTGTGAATGTCAGGGTGGTTTAAGAATACTTCAGGATAAGATACTACAAGTATTAATTTCCTGTCTTTGTATTTTTGTTTTACTGCTGAAATAAGAGATGTTGCCGCAATATTTTTTCCTAGTCCACCTTCAACATGCCAAACGACATATTTAGTGCTATTATTTGATTTGTCTTCCAAAACCGCTATTTTTTCTTCTTTTAATAAATCTGTTTCTGTTTTATAACCTACATTCATTTCATTTATATTTGGTATCCAAAATCATTAAAGAACCATTTGTAACTGTCCTCCAATATACGACAGGCATTTGGCCCTAACACCTCATAAAAATCATTTTTTACGGGTTTTAGTTTTCCTCTAATCATATGGTCACCGAATATACCATACCACTTATCATCTTCTTTTGTGTATTGTGGTATGTTATCAAAATCATGTTTGTAATAAGGTAATTCTAAATACTCATAAATGCGACGCATTTGAGCATCAGGATCTATACATAACTCTTCAAATTTAATAAATAAAACATGTTGATGTATACCTTGAACTAAAATTTGGTATAATCTATCCATTGCAGGACCAATAGGAGGATTTGCAGACCATACTTGCATTCTTTTATCTGTAGTTGTGCCTGTTAAATTTCCCCAATTAGCAATGTGGTGATCTGTAAGTGGATTTTGTCTGTATTTTTTCTCTAAAGACGAATAAATTGCTCTAACATCCCTAATCATGCATATGATTTTGGGTTTAGAATCAAAAGCATTGATAAATTCATACTCTGATCCCCAGCCTCTGCATTTATCAATAACGTAAGGTCTGTCAGTTAAATTTTCATAGAAACCATATAAACCGTTTTTTAAAAACGATTTAAAACCAGTTTCCATTTCAGTTGTATCTTGTGCTTTAAACTCTAATCCATCTGTGTAGATAGTTCTACAAGCAGACAACATTTCATACAACCCCGAAGTTGGGGTCGTATGAATTGTTGGATTTTGTCCTAATATATTTTGAATTAACGTAGAACCTGCACGCGGCAGTGAACTATTATAAAATACCTTCTTTATGGCCATAACTAAATTTTACAAAACTAATTAAATAAGGAATGGATCTCTTAGAATCCCATTCCGTTAGCGCTTCCAGATACAACAGCAATAACTGAGGTGCCTTGTTCATCTGCAATAGCATCTAAGATAACAGAATCATCTTCTCCCCAAGTAGTAATGGTACTTCCTGAAAG